AGGTGTTTGTATCTCCTTCGTGGTAGATAGTATCTGCAATAGTAATGTCAGTGGAGTGCATACTACCATTAACATCTAATGTATAACTCGGTGATGCGGTTAATATACCTACTCTACTATTATCTCCATCTACTGTTAATTGACGTGCTGTTCCAGCATATATTTGAACATCGTTACCGTCTCTTTTTATATATTCTCCTTCTGATGTCGATGTACCGAATACAAATCCTTGTGTACCTGATGAATATACGTTACCAGCAACTATAGCGTGTTCGTTAACTTTGAGTCTACCTGATGTACCTGTCTGTGATACTCCTACTCCTAATTGATCGAACTGTGCTGTTCCACTAAAATCAGCTGTAGAGCCGGTTAATAAACCTTGTACTTCTAATTGACCTGTAAAATAAGAATCCCCAGAAGCATTTACGTTAAAGATTGGAATACCGGATATATCAGCTGCTGAAAGTAAGTCTCCTGATAAGTCGTCTGTGATTGAGAATAATTGTCCTTGGCTTCCTTGTATATCTAATACAGTTGAACCTGAACTTACTAAAGTAAGGGTACCTAAAGCAGCGTCAGAACCGCTTGTAACGAGTTTTTTCCAATTTGGCATTTTACTTATTATTATGGTTGGTTACTCAATGAGCCCACTTCCTGTTACGGCCTATAATAGCTTTTATATAAATAGTACTTGTAATATAATAAAAAAAGGCCCGAAGGCCTAATCTTATCTTATTTATTTTCTTTTATTTCTGTTATTTTTTTAAACACTGTATAAAACTGCTCAAATTCGTCTCCGGTGTATTGAGCTGATCTTAATTTAAGTAATAAAAATTCGCAATCTTCTGCTGATAAATTTGCTTTTTTATTAAGATCCTTGTTTACTTTATCTACAAGACCCATAATTTTTCGTAACCACATTAATATTATTATACGTAAATGTATATTTCACTTGATTCAACTCTTATGTTTCCTACATGATCAGCTTGTGCTGTCGCTGCATCTGAAGTTGATCCTGCAAATACTCCTGCTAAATGATAATTTACTGTAGCTGTAGTTGCATCTGATGCTACTACATTTGCTACTCCTAATCGTCCATCATTTGAATTATGATCTCCGTTCCATACTAATGCTGCTCCTGTTCCTGCTGCTCCATTTGCACCTCCAAATATAATACCTGATTCATCTGTTGCAGTTGAAGAACCGGAATTAAGAAGAATAAATTTATCTTCTACGTTTAAGTTAGCAGTCTGTACTTCTGTAGTGGTACCTGCTACTGTTAAGTTACCAGATACTGTAAGGTTTGTAGAAACGGTAGCTGCGCCAGTAATATCTACTCCTGCTGCAGTAACGCTTAATCTTTCTGTATCGTTTACTTTTACATTTACTTCATTTGCAGTACTAAAGTCAACATATTCTTGATCTGCAGCTGTACCTATTTTAGTTATACTAGAATTAATTACCGAAGTAATACTTGTTTGTGCGGCGGCAACAGATAGCGCAGTTCCACCACCTCCTGATAACCCAGTTCCGGATACAGATGTGTTAAGTCCAGTTTCGTCAATTGCTCCAGCTGATATATGCTCTTCATCTATAGAATCAGCAGCAATGTGCTCGCTATCTACAGCATTGTCTGCAATTTTAGCTCCGTTAATTCCATCAGCTTTAACAGATATGGTTACTGCTGCTCCTCCGTCAAATGTTGTACCGGAACTTAATGCTATACTTGTATTATCTACTGTTAATGCATTAGCTACCGTGTCTGCTCCAATTCCTGTTAGACTAGAACCATCTCCTGTAAAAGAATTTGCTGCTACTACACCTGAGAATAAAGCTCCTGATCCAGAAATATCTCTAATAGTACCTAAATCTTTATTTGAATCTAATACTACTGCTTTTGACGCTGCTGCTGTACCTGCGGTAACCCCGTCAAGTACATCTATTTCTGCTGCTGTAGCATCGATTGCTGCAAGTTTTGTAAAATCGGCTTTGGCTAATCCTGATACTCCGTCGAGTAGGTTAAGTTCTGCTGCTGTTGAGGTAACTGCTGTACTACCTAAAGTAATACTGCTAACTGTTATATCGGCATCTTGTACCAATACTTTTTTCCATGCTGCCATTATATTATATTTTTATTAATTTTAGACTTTATTATAAATATCACCCTCCCAAGTAAAAATCCCCAGAAGAGGAAAAGAACAATCCTCCTGATATATAGGTAGGTGGTGTTGATTGACTTTTATATACAACTGTGCCTTCGTTGTTTACTTTAAATTTTTCTTCTCCATCTTTTGCTACTACAAAATCCCCACTTCCAGTTATGTTTAAAAATAATGACCCACTTATTTGAACGTCATTAGTAGTAGATATAAAAGATCCTGTTTTAGAAAATATAGAAGGATCTATTTCTGTACCAATAGCATCACCGTTGCTTATTGTAGCTTCTACTACCTTAGTAATTACTTGATTAGATTTATTTACTACATCAATAGATGAAGTAGTAATTCTAATATTACCAATCTTAATAGAATCTGCTTCTCCAACAATACTTGATATTACATTTCCTTCTTTAACAAACTTTAAAGAGGCTGTATGTAGATATAAATCTCTAAATGGTTTATCTACGGAACCTATATCGAATTCAGCTGCTTCGCTAGGAACAATATGACCATCAGATACTATAGATCCTGATATTTCTAAAGAACCGGTTAGTTTACCGTAAGCAAGTAAATCAGGTGATATTTGTTTCCAGGATATTAATGCCATTACTTATTCGAATTTTCCAACTAATACGATTTCATCGTCCGCATGTAACTGATAAGATATATCAGCAGTGTTGAATACTACTTTTATATCGCTACCTTCATTTGAAACTGTACGTTGGGTGTTAGGTATATAGGTATTATTAATATATGTATAAAATTCATCTTGACCTAAATTAAATCCAGATGGAGGGGTAGTTATATTTACGCCAGAAAATAATGCAGTAGATGAGTTTACTGTAATAGTACTAGCTAGAGCAGTGTTATTAAGAGAAAGGTAATCTTTTATTTCTTGAGTTAAATCTCCTCCACCACCACCACCTGTAGAAGCTCCAGATAAAGATCCAAAACTACCTTGATCAAAGAATCTACTTTCAGCTTCTTTAGCTGGAGTTGATGCTCTGGCTGTTAAAGTCTCTAAATCTCCTGCTGTTTCTATACCAAATTTTAAAGTAGATTTAGAATAAAATTTTCTGTTACCTTGCAATTGAGCATTTATTGATTCAGGAATAATATATCCATTTAAAGAGATAGTAAAAGATGTTTTTGTAACTCTATCTGAACCTTGTGATACATCTGTAGTGGTAGTATAATTATCAATCATAGCTCTAAATTTAAACTTATCTGGGTCTCCCCAATAAGAATCTGAAGCATAATTAATACTTTCGATTAGTTTATTATTTTGTTCAATATAATCGGTAAATATAACACATGAATAAGTTAAAGTAACATAGTCTGGTATTACTATTCCTTGGTATTCCTTAGTTTTAGTTCTATTGGTTAATACCGATAATCTATCATAATGATTTTTATTAGTGTACTTTCTTTCAAATACATAATAGTTTTGAGGATTCTCAGCATCAATTTTATTTCCTAGACTTCTATTCTTTTCTAAGCTCTCTCTTTTAAACATTATTAATGGAGCCTGTATTTTACCGTTTCTATCTCGGTAAAAACCGTCTTTCTGTACTGCACTCCATCTTTCTTGGTTACCATATATAACAGGAACGTTCTTACGTGAGCCATTCTGTATAACAGAAGGTTTAATTACATTATTAAAGTAGAATACAATTGATTCGTCTATATCCTTTATACCAATAGAAAAGTCACCCTTATTATCGTTTCTAACTGAACGTTGGGTTGCTTTTGAAGTAAGGTTTGGGTTGCTAGGTCTAGCTTCTTGGTACCCTGTTACTTTATCTTCGAATCGTTTTGCTGGTTTTCCTGCCATATTATTGTGCTATACCTACTCTATCTGCTCTTGTTAAGTGACAATCTAGTAAGATTGAAACTGATTTGCCAAAGTTATTACCGTAATCTGTTAAGTTATAACTATCATCTCTTCCAACGAATAGTTGATTTTCTCTTACTGTATCAACTTCATAAAAATTCTCTTGCCAGTTAAGTATGTCTCCAACTTCTGGTACTACTGAAGAGTTTTTAAGGTCGTCTCTTAAAAATGCAAAAGAAGCCTCTCTGTTTAAATCAGGTCCCATATCGTCTACTGTCACAACTTGATCTCCTCTAGTTATTAAACAATTAAGTTTTACAGGTATTTGAAATACTTTCTCTAAAGCTTCGCCATATAAATTAGCGTTAGTTTCATCTAAACTAAACTTATAGTACAGTATCTCCTGTTCAACTACATCAGTAAGCAGTTCCCTGTTTATCTTAGTAAGGAGATTAAAATCTCTGTTGCTTCCAAATAACATTATTTTTCTTCTATTGTTTGTTCTCCAACTTCTATAGTAACTATGTTACTGTATTTGCTAGTGGCGTTATCTTTAAAGGCTGCAAAAGCTTCTAAAGCTTCTTTTTGACTAATTAACTTTATCTTATATGTAGCTAAACTACTATCACTATCTTGTGATGCAACAGTAACTGTAGTTACTCCTGGTAAAGCTCTTAAAGCATCATCATACCCAGTATTACCTTCTTCTCCGTAGGTTACTTTGACCATAGCTTCGTAAGTCCTATAGTCTATTTCTAAAAGCAATGGTATTAATTTCATATTATCCTACAAATATTGTCATTGGAACCGCTCTAAGAGTAGTCTGTAAATCTTCTACCTCTTTAGCTTGTGATTCTATCTGTGCTCCTCTAGAAGTAGCATCTAAAGTACTTCTTAAGTCAGTTATTAATGATTCTTTTTCAGTTCTTGCATCTCCTAATAAATCTGCTTGATTTAAAGTTGTTTCAGCTCCTGGTATAGGTACTTGAGTATATTTACCTCTTACATATGCAAGCATTTCTTTAGCTAATGCTAGCGTATAATTAAAAATCCATTGTCTACCAACACTGTTAATATAGGAATAAGTAGGATTTTCATAAGGTACTTCTGCTATATTAGATATATTTGCTAGACTATCATCAAAACTTAAAGCACTTTTATCGTTTTCTTTATAATATTCAATCCATAAACTACCAGAGGCGTTAGGAATTGGAAATATCTTTAATTGATTATTTATAATTTCAAAACTATAAGTAGACTTTCTTACTTGATCATTAAATTCTATAGCTTGTAGAAGAGACATATCATAAGATACAGGCATTAACATAAAGTTAATACCAGGACTCATTGAACCAAAGCCGAATGAATCTAACATACCCTGTATACCTGTACCTGTACCAGCATAAGGATCAAAATATCTCTGTATGGCTGGTGGTGCTTCGTATAGTACTTTTCTAATTTCTATCTTACCTTCAACACTTTGAGATGCAGCCCAATCATTTAAATCATAATTCTGTACTGAGGCTGAAAGTTGAAGAGAACCAGAGTACTTAGTAACGTTTCCTCCTACTCCTGCTTCTGAACCGTAATTTTTAGATATTTGAACTATCTTATTCATTGTAGGTTCTACAACTACATTATTTACTTGACTTCCTGTGGAAGCTCCTTCGTAGCCTAAATAGTTTTCTCTTATTTTATATTTAAATACTTCATTACCGTAAGTAGTAACTGCTTCTTCAAAACAAGTATAGAAAGAGCCGCTATCTAACTCTACATCCATAAGGGGGAATCCTAATCGTGATGCACAGAATTTAGATACTTTATCGGCGTCGGTTTGGAATTCGGTATCTGTATCGTAAAATCCGAATGGGGTAGAACCGGTTACGAAAGTTGAACTACCGTCCCATATTGCAATATTAGCCATCTATGAATAGTTTATTTATAAATAGCACATAAAAAAAGAGGCCCGAAGGCCTCTCTTTATAAAATTTCTACTTTATACTAGATAGTAGCTAAATCGCTAATAAATATTTTTCCGTAGAATTCTGGACGAATCATCTTCTTAGCATAACGAGTCATTAAACCTTTTCTTGGAGTGAAGGTTTCTGGATCGTATACTAGAGGAGTCATCATTAATGGTACGTATGGAGCATAAACTGCACCAGTTTCTAAGAATTGAGATCCTCTATATCCTAACAACGCAATGTTCTCAGTCATATATGGGTTCTTGTATACTTGGAATCTGTTGTTTAATGCACCTACTTTCTGTACGCCCATTGCAAATTGATCCTGATCACCGTTAGTGTTTGCAGCATATCCAGGAATTGATTCTAGGATTGTAGCTACTGTTGGAGATACTACGATAAAGTTAGCACCACCTCTTAACGTTTTCTGGTGAATTTTATTAGATACTTTTTGGATTTTAGTTCCTAAAGTTTGGAACCATTGTCCTTGAGTATTGTAGAAGTCTGAAGTAGAAGTAGTAAATGCACTTCCGTTCCATACTTTGTTGTTCTCAGCTGACCACTTTTCAGTTGTTCTAGCCCCTAAGATTAACATATCAAGAATCTCTAGATCGATTTCCATTGAAATGTACTCACTTAATAGTGAAGTCAATTCAGCTTCTGCATCGATTGAGTGATATGCGTTAAGGTCTTGAGCAAATTCTGGTGTCCATTGAGCCTTCAATTTACGTGTCTTAGCAACTACTGCTTCAGATTGTAATTGAACGTCAATTTCTGGGATAGTGATAGAAGTATCAACTGCAGCAGCAGAATCAGCTTCGAAGTCACCTCTGTCATTATCTACTGGCTGTAGACTGTGCTTAACTGAAGTAGCGATCTGTCCGTTAGTAGGAGCAGTAATATCGCTTTGTGCAACTACGAAAGTTACATTGTCTCCAGATACAGTTGTAAGCTCTGGGTAGTTAGTAACATCTACAGAACCTGATACTAATCTAAAAGATCTTACAGCTTCTTTGTCAAATTTTACTGATGACATATCAACTACATAAGTAGCGAAGTCACTTGGTAACTTGTCGTCTTGGTAAGCGATTGAGCTTGAAGAAGCTGAACCGGTTGCTTGTGCAGATACAGCTAAAGACTTTTCGTTTACTGAGTATCCGAATTGTCCAGCTCCGTAAAGACCGCCTTAAGCGTCAGTATCAGCTGCCATTTTAGTTGCACCGTCTGTTACATTACCGTACATGTTTTCACCGTCAGTACGTCCACCTGTTGCAGTACCATACTTAAAGTCTAAGTAGAATACTAGCCCAGAAGGCAAGTTCATTGGTTGTACAGATACGAAATCTTGTGCTACGATTTGAGAAAATACTTTACGTACTAAAGGTAAAGCTACTCCAGCCCACTGCTCTCCAGCACCTGCTGTGAAAGAAGCTCCTCCACTATTGGTGTTGTTAGCCTCAGCTACAATTTGCTTTGCCTGATTTTCTAAAATCATAGCCATGTTAGCAGTTCCTTTTTCATCTAGTCCTTCTAGAAGTCCTGAAGCTGCCCATTTTGTAGCTAGTCTATTGGAGTCAGCTTGTAAGCTTTTGTATCCATTAGCACTTTCTAATAGGTTGTTAATTTCCATGGTTAAATTTTTATAATTTATTTAATAATTCCAGCTAGTTTTTGCATTCTACGAACTGCATCAGATACTTCTGCGATTACTTCTGGCTTTCTAGCTGTTGTTCCAGTTGCTTTACTAGCAGATCCTTTGTGTTCTTTTAAACTTGTTTTTTTAGATACTTTTTTGGTTGTACCTACATTATCACTTACAGTTTCGAAAACTAATTTTACTTCCTTAACTGTCTCTGCCTTATCAAAAGCAGCGATAACGTTTACCTTTTGTGATTCTGTTAAATTTTGAGACTTAAAGATTTTGTTAACATATAATAATTTAGAATTAAGAATGTTTACTTCATTAAGTTCTTTTTTAAGAGTTTCAATTGTTTCTAAAGCTTCTTTTAGTTCAGTTGATTCTTTAAGATCAGCTACTCTATTTACATTGTAGCTTTTCCCATCTGATTCAGCTTCTACTTGTACAGAAGTTTCTTCTTCAACAGTTTCGTCTTTCTTGTCCTCTGCATCTCCTTCAGCTACACTAGCTTCTAGTTCTGCAAGAAGTTCGTCAAGATCGATTTCTTCTTCTCCGGCTTCAGGCTCATCCTCGATAGGAGCCTCATCACCGATTCCTTCGATATCACCAGCATCCATATCATCTGCATGATCTTCGCCATCGTGGCTAAGTTCTTGAGAAATAATATCTCTGATCATATCTTTAAATTGGTCTACTGAAAGGTCAGCTAGGTCTTCATCTCCGGCAGCTTCAGTATCTGCAGGTTCTTCTGCATCAATTTCTACTTCGTCTTCTCCAGGAGCTTCTACTTCGTCTTCCTCTTCTTCAAGAACTTCTGGGTTAAATATTTTAGCTATATAAATTGATACCCCATATAATAAGATAAGTGGTCCTGCCATTAAAAATTGTGTTAATATATCGGGAGGTGTTAATAAAGCAGACGCTATAA